AATATTAAATTAAATAAAATGGAAGGTGAATTTAAAGTAAGAGCTGTTGAGTTTGAAGAAAAGTCAGCAGTTGAGATTGAAGAAAAATTGCTTAAGGAACACGAAGAGAAATTAAACCCTAAAAGTGAACCAGAAGAGCAGGTGAATATTGCAGAAGTTCCTGAGGTAGATATTGATGAAAATAAAATCATATCTTATTTAGGAAAAAGATACAACAAGGAGATATCATCTCTTGATGATATATGGGAACAGAGACAGGTAAATGAAGAACTACCTGAAGATGTTTCAGCATTCTTGAAGTATAAAAAAGAAACAGGTCGAGGGATAAATGATTTTATTAATCTTAGCAAGGATTATAATTCAATGGACCAAGACACTTTGCTTTTTGATTTTTATAAAGAACAAAATAAGGAGCTAGACTCTGATGATGTTCGTTGGGAGATTCAAAACAAGTTCTCTTTTGATGAGGACTTTGATGATGAAAAAGATGTAAAAAGAAAACAAGTAGCAAAGAAAAAAGAGCTTGCCAAAGCTAAAGAGTATTTTAACAACTTAAAAGAACAGTACAAAGTTCCACTTGAGTCAGGTGATTCTTTTGTTCCACAAGAAGAAAAAGATGCTTATAAAGCTTACAAGGAATATAGAGAAACCACAACTGCAAGCGAGCAGGATCAGGAGCGTAGATCTAAGTATTTTGCTGACAAAACAAATGAATTATTTTCTGACAAATTTGAAGGTTTCAAGTTTAGTATAGACGAAGACAAGAAGTTAGTTTATAAGCCAGCTGAATCGCAAGAACTATTGAAGGAGCAGTCTACATTAAAGAACTTTATAAACAAGTTTTTAAATGATGATGGCTACCTACAAGACGCTGAGATGTTCCATCGTTCTATAGCTGTTGCCTCTAACCCAGAGAAGTTTGCCAAATTCTTTTATGAAAAAGGCAAGTCTGAAGCGGTAGAAGGTGTTGCAAGAGAGTCTAAAAATATAGATATGACTCGTAATGCAACGTCTATAACACCAACTCAAGGGTTTCAGGTAAGATCGGTAGATGCGGATCGTGGAAATAGATTAGTAATTAGAAAAAATAAAACTTAGAAATTATGGCTGGATCAATAGCAGCGAGCCCAGGGGTATTTATTACTCCTAGCTCAGTAAAGGCAACATTGCCTACAAATTATATTACAAACTTTAACTTCTTGAGTCAGTATCTACCTGATACATATGAGCAAGAATTTGAGCGTTACGGTAATAGATCAATCGCATCATTCTTACGTATGGTTGGTGCAGAACTTCCTTCTAACTCTGACAAGATTATGTGGTCAGAACAAGGTCGTTTACATACAAAATATACAGCTTGTACGTTTGGAGTGGCAGCAGCAGGTGTTCAAACAATTACTTTAGCAGGTGGTGCTATTTGTAATTTTAGAGCAGGACAAACTGTATTTCTTTCTTCAGAACAAGTATCAACAGAATCATTTAAGGCTGTAATATTTTCTGTTGGCACATCAAGTTTTGTTGTACACCATTATGCTAACGTAGGTGCTACTACATTTAGTGCAGCTACTACAACTATTACTGTATTTGTTTACGGTTCTGAATTTTCAAAAGGTACTGCTGGAATGTCAGGAAGCAATGAGTCAAAAGATGACTTCTTTGATAACAAACCAATTATTATCAAAGATAAGTATGAAGTTGCTGGTTCTGATATGGCACAAGTTGGATGGGTTGAGGTAACTACTGAAAATGGAGCTAATGGGTACTTATGGTACATCAAGTCAGAGCACGAGACTCGTTTACGTTTTGAGGATTACTTGGAAATGGCAATGGTAGAAGGAGTTCCAGCAGCTGCTTCATCTGCTGCTTTATCTACTTTATCACCTTCAGCTTCCTTTGCACCTGGTGCGGCTACTAATGGTACAACTGCTGCTGGTACAATGGGTATGTTCAATGCTATTGAAACTCGTGGTAATATATGGTCTGGAGGTAATCCAACTGCATTGTCTGATTTTGATGCAATTGTACAACGTCTTGACAAGCAAGGAGCTATTGCTGAAAACGCATTGTTCTTAAATCGTCAATTCTCATTTGACATCGATGATATGTTGGCTGCTCAAAATTCTTACGGAGCTGGTGGAACTTCTTTCGGTTTGTTTGATAATTCTGAGGAGATGGCGTTAAACTTAGGTTTCTCTGGATTTAAGAGAGGTTATGAGTTTTACAAGACTGACTGGAAATACTTAAACGATGCTACACTTCGTGGTGGTCTTGTTGGCGGTAACGTTAATGGTGTTTTAGTTCCAGCTGGTACAATTAATGTATACGATCAAGTTCTAGGTAAAAATGCAAGACGACCGTTCTTACACGTGCGTTACCGTGCATCTGAAACTGAAGACAGACGTTACAAGACTTGGATGACAGGTTCAGCAGGTGGTGCTTCAACAAGCGATGAAGATAAAATGAGTGTTCATTTCTTATCTGAAAGAGCTTTGTGTACACTAGGTGCAAACAACTTCTTCATATTCAAGTAATAGGATTAAATTAAGAGAGGGACATCAGTGTCCCTCTCTATTTTTTTAAAATAAATTAAATTATATAAAATGGAAACAATTAAAAGAGTAAAATTAGAGTCTAAGGACAGAATCTATTTATTAAAGGGTGACACAAGTCCTTTAAGTTATTACATAGCATCAAAAGACAGCCCAAGAAAGAGACTACTTTATTTTGATGAAGAGACAAACATAAACTATCCGCTTAGATACGCAAGAAATTCAAAGACTCCTTTTCAGGATGATCAAGATCAAAACGTTATATTAGAGCCAGTTGTATTTGAGGACGGTGTTTTAAATGTACCAAAGACAAATCCTGTCTTACAGGAATTCTTACATTACCATCCAGGAAATGGTACTGAATTCTATGAGTTTGACAATGAAAAAGACGCACAGGAAGACATTACTATGTTATACGATCAACTTGACGCACAGATAGCAGCTAGAGACTTAGATATATCAGTATTAGAGTCTGTTGCTCGTTTGTTAATGGGATCAAATGTTGAGTCAATGAAGACTACTGAATTAAAGAGAGACGTAATGTTATTTGCAAAGCGTAACCCACAAGAATTTATGGAGGCTGTTAATGACCCATCACTAAGAATTGTGAATATAGCAGCAAGAGCACTATCTGATGGTTATTTGATTTACAAGAACAACAAAAAAGAGATATACTTTAATTTCAAGGACAATAAAAAGAAGTTGCTTACCGTTCCATTTGGAGAGGATCCACTTTATGTACTGTCTTCATACTTTCAGTCAGATGAAGGTTTAGAGTTGTACAAACACCTTGAAGATAAGTTGTCAGAAAATTAGTATATTTGCATTATTATTAACCCATTTAAACTTTTTAAACAATGGAAAAATTTATCAGTATCCCTAACTCAGCTGGGACAAATCAATTGATTTCAACTAATCAGGTTCTAGCTGTTATTTCAACTGCTACTGGAACTGCAACAACTATTAATTACTTTGGTGGAAAAGTTGTAACAATAACAACAGCTGCTCAGACTAATTTCAGTGTACGTGATGCAATTCAAGCTGCTATAACAACAGCTTTAGCTTATAACTGGACAGAGCCTGTGTATGTTATCCCTTCATTACCAGTTGCTTGTAGTGCAATTAAAGTAACAACATAATTAGTATATTATTAACCCATTTAAACTTTTTAAACAATGGAAAAATTTATCAGTATCCCAATAACAACTGGGGCAAATCAATTAGTATCAGTTAACGATTTAGTAGGTGTATTTGCAGGTACAGCAGCAACAAATATAGCGGCAGGTACAGCAACAGTTCTTACATATCGTAACGGAAGAACTATAACATTAAATCACACTGATACAGTAGCTCAAGTTGCTTACAACATGCGTGATGCAATACAAAATGCAATTATTGATGCTTTAAAAACAAGCTGGAAGAAACCAGTAGGATATGTTATCCCTTCACTTCCTATTACCGTTGCAAGTATTTCTATATCTACACCATAAAAAACTAAAAGGCACTTTTTAATTAGAGTGCCTTTTTTTGTTTATCTTTGTAAAAATACTTGCAATGATAAATGATGTTAGAAATACTGTTCTGTCAATAATAAGTAAAGACAATCGGGGTTACATTACTCCAGAGGAATTTAACTTATTTGCAAAGCAGGCACAGCTTGAAATATTTGAACAGTACATTTACTCTTACTCCAACTCAATTGTTAAGCAGAACGCTAGAATGTTTGGAGAGGGATACACAGATGTTCCAAAAAATATAGGTGAGGTAATTGATGAGTTTTCTGTTGTTGCATCACTATCTTATTCAGTACCATATTTTTCACCTCCAGTAGATTACTACTACCTAGAGAGGGTTATGTACAATAACATTGAGGTAGAAAAAGTTAGCCAAAGAAAGATATCTGCACTATTAAACTCAAACTTAACGGCTCCTGATGTTTCATATCCAGTGTACACACTACAAGGAACAGGTCTAATTGTATATCCAACAACAATAGTAAATAATATAACTACTCAGTACATAAGATATCCAAAAGATCCAGTGTGGACTTATAGCTCAATAACGGCTGGTCAACCAGTCTTTAATCCAAGTAATGCATTCTATCAAGACTTTGAGTTACCATTAAGTGATTTTGCAGGTTTGGTAGTTAAGATATTACAGTACGCTGGAGTATCAATTAGAGAGATGGAAGTTGTACAGGCAGCTAAGTCAGAAGAGATACAAGACTCACAACAAAAACAATAGTAGATG